CACTTCAAAGCATCACCAATCTTTTCTGTGACGAAATCCTGCTTCGCTCTTACTACCCAGAGCTCGTATCAAACAGCCGCTACCTGCCGCCGGGGCGAACCAACTTCATGGATCAGCTCGTGGCCGCGAAGGACTTGGTTGTCCTTAGGCTTAAGCAGGACGACTTAATCAGAGATGAGTCAGAAATTTTAGATATTAACGAGGTCGCAATCTCTGCAACCCACGCAACCGCCTGGATCATCCTCAACCCAATCGCGGTAGATGACGGGGATGTGAATAGGGCCAAGGAAGCATTCACGCATTTCAACGCGGAGCTTAACAAGGTCAAGTTAGACCTGGACTACGATAACTCGGGCATCATCGAAGAGGCAGAGAAAAACATTGGGAACGCTTTTATAGTCAGGGGCTAATGGCAGCGATCGTTCAAAACATAACAACCAGCGGTAAGGATCTTATAGCCACACTGCTTGGCTCCACATATAAGGAGCTACGGTTTGTATTCGCGGTAGAGAAAAACGATATCCGTTCCGCAGAAAAAGCATACGGCTTCCGACCGCTAGAGGCATCGACAGCGGAGACTACGGTTAAAACGTATACGCTAGATCATCGATTTGAGGTCGTGCTCACAGACACAATTGGGCGATCTGACGATGACGTTCAACGCACAGACGCAATCAACCAGATGTACAACAACTCCGATGAGATATTTAAAGAATTTATCAACACCAAGCTAGGGCTACCGCTGACGGTTTTGAATATTTCCGAACAGAGCATCAGCGAACCAGAATTCGTTTTAGATAATAAACTAGTAATTTTAAGAATGCAGATGACGGTTAAGTACCGCTCTTCACTACTATAGGGAGATCACATGGCCATCGGTTTAATCAAACAGAATACTATCATCGGAGTTGAGGTAGAGGTCACCGAGGGTACGTATGTAGCCCCTTCCGCGGCCACCTCCTATATTGCGCCACTCAGCGACGGGTTTGAGCTCACCCCAGCCAGAGAGGTTATTGACAGAAACCTGCTGAACGCCTCCCCCGGAAAAGAAACACCCCGGCCTGGAATTCGCTCCGTAACCGCACAGCTGCCAGTGGAGTTCAGAGCATCCGGCACAGAGGGTGCCGACGTAGACCACTCGCCGCTTTTGCGAGGCGCGCTTGGCGCAGTACGCACCGGCGTCACAAAAAACACTACGGCCGGTAGCACCGCCACCGTGCTCAACTTTGCCGACGGCGACGGAGCCAACTTTAACATTGGCGACGTGGTCGTAGTTAAGCGAGCCGGAATGCACGAAGCACGCCCGATCACAGCAGTCTCCACCACGCCCGGCTCTAACTCGATCACCTTAGCCTTTGCCCTGGATAATGGCGCCCCTCCGGCTGCTACCGTAATTTCCGCATTTCGCACCTTCTACACCGCCGCCACCGGACACCCGTCCCTGTCGCTTTCCTATTACTGGGGCAATGAGATTAGAGAGGCTGGCATCGGCACAAAAGTGAACTCGATGTCGCTGGACAACTACTCGCCTGGCCAAGTGGCTAGCTTGAACTTTGGTTTAGAGGGCTTGTCGTATTCTGAAATAGACGGTGCGGCTCCTCACACGCCTAGCTTTGATTCAGCGTTGCCACCGATCATCCTAAGCGCGTGCGTCTATCGAAACGGCGTAAGCATTCCTGTGAATGCTCTAGGGCTAACGCTTTCCAATGCACTGGGGTTCCTAACGTCAACCTGCTCCGCTAACGGCAGAATCAACAGTCGGGTGACGGATCGGGAAATTACCGGGAACATCAATCCGTACAAAGATGATACGTCCACCGCTTACTTCACCGACTGGGACGCTGGAACTGAGTTCTCACTATTCGCTGTGGCTTATAATCCAGGCGCAACTGGCGAGTTCACGATGGGCTCCGTCTGCAGCATCTGGATGCCACAGTGCTACACCACTGAATTCAAGGTGGCTGACGTTGAAGGCATCCTCGCAGATGAAATGAGCTTCCGGGCTACCCGCGGAGCGCAAGGACTTCTTGAAGAACTCTACATGGGGTTAGTGTAGCCAATGGTTGTTTATAAGTTATCCGATCGGATCCCAGTGAAGATTGGCGCGGTCACTTTCTGGGTGTCTCCTCTATCGTGGGGAGACAAGTCGCGTTTGCTCACGCTGTACAAGCAGTCTGGCGGCACCGAAATATCTGATCCGATGAAGATTGCGGTGGAGACGCTGCGGTCGTCGCTTAAGTCGGTGGACGGGATTGAGTACGCCGACGGATCGATGTTCCAGGTGGAGCTAGACGAAAGTGGAAATGCATCCGAGGAGAGCATCTCTGAGTTGCTCCAGATAGACGGCATAGACAAGCTGGTCACGGTCTGCAGCAGCTTTGCGATGAAGGAAATTAAGTCGCTCCAGCTAGAAGGTGTTGAGATAGACCTATCTCAGGTTAGATCCGTTAAAAAAAAGCCTGTAGTCCAGAGTGTGGCGTCGTAATATCGTACCTGCTTCGTAGGATTGACGAGATATCTTCGGTAACCAATATGGAATGGGTGCAAATAAAATCCACGCTGCACGCTCTCGAAAACAAGCAGTACCTATGCTCTGAATGCATCACCCAATACCGAGGCCGACCAGACCAGGCTGAGATGGATCGTAAGAATCGTGCGTCTAAAGCGTGCGAAGATGTTCGCGAAAAGCCGTTCATTAGTATCGACGGAGAGATTGGGTTTAAGACTTGTGTCGGAAACTTCTACACCGCTGCCGTTATCCCGTGGTTAGAGGCCAACCAAGCCTACCAAAAGGGCATCCTGCCATTCCCCGGATCGCTCTCTGAACAGCCAAATAAGGCGATGGAAATCATGCGTCTTGTCGGTATCAACCAATCAGAGCGCACCGACCGGCAAATAAAGAAAATGGAGCAATCGCGCATCAAGGGCAGAAAGCCGGTGGCGCGTGGCAGATAACAAAATAGTTATCGAGGTATCTGGCACCGGCAACGCCGAAGTTGTTATTAACGGTGTTACCAAGGCCACCAAGGAGCTGGCCACTCAAGGCGCTGCATCCTTAGATAAGTTCAGTGGCGCGTTCAATTCCTTCATTGGCAACGTTGGTGCTGGCGCTGTAATTGGCGCGTTCAACAAACTCACATCGGCCGCATCGGCCCTGTTCGACACCTTCGTGGTAGACGGTGTGTCTGCCGCAATTGAGCAGGAGGATGCGCTTAACAAGCTTTCCTTCGCGCTTAAGCAGGCTGGAGATACTTCTGCTGCCGCGGTAAGCGATTTCGATGCGTTTGCATCTGCCATACAGGCAACGACAAAGTTTCAAGACGACGCGGTTATTAGCGCCGGAGCATTACTGAGCTCGCTGTCTGGCCTAACGGGCCAGGGGCTTAAGGACGCAACTCAAGCGGCCGTTAACCTATCGGCTGTTTTGGGTAAGGATTTAGATACCGTTTCTCTGGCTCTGGCCAAGGGATTTCAGGGCAGTACCGAAGGCCTTAAGAAATTCGGAATTGTCCTTGATGACAGCAAGCCAAAGGCAGAGGCACTCGCAGACGCTCTGGCTAAGATCAACGCTGGTGGCGCAGCGTCGGCACAAGTTAATACGTTCTCCGGTGCCGTGGCTCTGGCTAAGAATAATTTAGGTGAGCTAGGCGAGACGATTGGTGGCGCTATTATTAGCAACCAAGCGCTGATCAACGTCATTAAGGCCGCTAATGATATTTTCATATTGCTCAACGAAAAACTAAAAGCAAACAGGCAGTCATTTAGCGATTTCGTAACCAACGGGATCATAATCGTCATCGACGGGCTGAGCCAGCTCACATCATTTGCTCAGGCCGCGGTAGTTACTTTCCTTAAAGTGCAGCAGGCGGTGGTGGTGGCTGGTGGTCTAATCTCCGCGTTCGCGCATACCGTAACGCTTGGGCTAACAGATGCTGGCAAGCGGGCGCTCGAATCTGGAGAGCGGTTTGAGGAGTTAGATCGTCAGATAGCAGAGCTTGAGGATTCTAAGGGTGTTGCGGCACTGCAGGAGGGCCTGTTTAAGCTTAAGGCCGCCGCTGAGGCCGGGCTTGGCGCGGTTGCTACCAATGCATCTGACGCCGAGAGAAACATAAACGGTGCCACGAACGCAACTAAAGCGCTGACCGAAGAGCAAAAAAAGCTAATCGAGGAGACAAAAAAGCAGGCCGAATCGGTGGTCGCTAAGGCCGATCCACAAAAGGACCTGGACAATAAAATAGCGCTACAGCAGCAGGCGCTTGAGATTGACCGTAATAACGATGCGCTCCGGCTTGAGGCAATCGCGGCATTCGAACAGCAGAAGTTCGATATCGTGGCGGCTAAGTCCAAAGAAACGGCAGATGTCCTAATCGCCCAAAACCAAGCGCTGATCCAAGATGGCGCGGCAAAGAACTCAGAAGAAATAGCGATGAATGACGCGGCACTTGCGGCGTTATTAGAATCAAACACCCTGACATCCAGAGACATCGTCGCGATCAAAAAGGCGCAGACCGACCAGGAACGGGTTCTTGAACAGCAAAAGAACGCCGCAATTCAGACCGGTCTTGGCGGTTTGGCGGCTTTTCAAAACGCCAAAACCAAAGAGCTGGCCGTGGTTGGTAAGGCGGCAGCAATTGCGCAGGCCACTATTAACACGTTCCAGGGCGCTTCCCTCGCGCTAGCAACCGTGCCATTCCCGTTTGGATTCCTAGCCGCCGCCGGAGTGGTTTCGGCCGGTCTTGTGCAGGTTGCGAACATCACAGGAACCAACCTAGCAACTGGCATAACCGAGGTGCCACAAGGATTTAGAAACGATACCTTTCGCGCCAACCTGTCCTCAGGCGAGCGCGTGGTGGACGCGAACACCAACCAAGACCTCAAGCTCTTCTTAGCCACCAATAACAACAACACGCAGCTGCTATCTAGCATCCTAAATAGGCTGGACAGCCTGGAGCGCACCACCGTTGTAAATATCGGCGGCAGAGAGATTGTAAACGAAGTCCAGAGGCAGATAGACAGCGGGAGGGCTCTCAATGTGTGAGTCTAGGCTAATGGACTACAACTACATATTCGACACAACGGTTGACCTAAACGCTTCTACCGCAAGCACAAGCTTCCCAGTTACAAACCTCAGAAACTTTCACAGATCGAAGGTGTGGCGCACCACATCAGCGTCAGCGCAATCGCTCGTAATAGACCTTAAGACCATCGATCCGGTCGATTCATTCGTTATGGTATTCGACCCGGAAGAAAATCCGACAGTAATTCTAAACGAGGCGGACATACGACTTCAGGCAAACGCCACAAATGTTTGGTCGGCTCCAGCTGTAGACATCGACCTGTCCGGGTCTATCGACGAGAACTTTGCGGTTCTGTCACACTTCTTTTCGTCATCTCAAAATTACCGCTACTGGCGTCTATATATAGACAACCCAACAAATCAGCTGGGGTTCCTGGAGATATCTAAAATATATTTAGGCAAGGCAACCATCCTAACTCAGCCGCCTAGCATTGGCGTGCGCATCAGAGAGGGAGAGGATGGTGCCAAGGCATACACAGCTTACGGGCAATTGTACGCAGACACCTACCCGTCTCGCAGGTCGATGTCTCTGGAGTATAAGGCGCTAACCGAAGCGGACAAGAATCTAGTAAGGGATATCTATCGCCGGGTAGGCCAGGTTAAGCCGGTGTTCACCACGGTAGATAACGGAGAGACGATCTTCTCTGAAAAAGAAGAGTACGTTTTCTATGGATACATAGCCGATAGTTATGCGCAGACGCAGGTCTTTATAAATTACTTTGATCTGGGCTTCACCATTGAGGAGGCCCTGTGAACCTTGTTGCTCACGAGCTAACCATAAACTCTGGTATCGCCGCCCTTAAGCAGCTACTCACCATTGGAGATGAGGATGTTTATTTAGGTGGCATCCGGCCGCACATCCTTAAGGTTGGGGCCCCCGCTGGATCGCTGTACCTAGAGGTCAGAACGGCGGCTGACGTGCTGATACAAGCCTCAGAGACGGTAACTATTGCATCAATCACAGCGGCCACTGGCACCTACTTTCACGGATACGTTAGGTTCGCCATTCCAATAACGCTGCTTAAGAACACGTCCTACTACGTAGTGATGCAGTCTACCGGATATACGTTCGCCGAATCGGCCTATATCGCATGGTGTAACGACTTTGATTTAAGAAAATATAGCACTGAATATACGGCAAACGCTGCCACTGCGGCGCTAGACATGGAAATGTGGGAATATAAATTGATCACGAGGGGGAGCTACCCATGAGGTTGCTGGATTTTTCTGACGGATTCACCAGTGCTAGCGCACCAGTAATTAGCGCTGATACATCAACGACACAAACTATAGCAAACAACCAGTCGGCAACTAACGTAACTGGTCTGGTGTTGACTTCACTTAGGGGCGCCGTAGTTGAAATGGAGATAAGTCGAAAGACAACGCTCTCCGAGCTTCGCGGCATGAAGCGCCTTGTGTTCTTGTATGATTCTACCTCAGCGCTTTGGTATGTGTCCGACACGGAAGACAACACCGGCGCAGACACCGACGTCACCATCACGGTTTCGGGTAATCAGGTCCAGTACGAATCTAGCAATCAGGCCGGAGCATCGTACGTCGGCACTGCAAAGTGGACAATCTTAAGGAGCTACAATGCTTAAGTTAATCTTATTCGCCCTACTGCTTACCGGATCGGCGAATGCGACAAAAACAATCACCGGTGACGTTAAAATAACTGGCGCATTAACTGTCGTTGGGTCTACTACGCTGACCGGCGGGGTTCCTGGTGCGCTGCAGATGAATCAGATAGTAACCCCGTCTGCCCCGGCGGCCACGAAAAACAAGCTGTATTTTAAATCTGACGACTATCCATATCGGCTAAATTCATCGGCTGTCGAGGCCAAGATTGGCGACGTGGTTGGCCCTGGCCTTTCGGTAGACAACACCATGGTACGCTGGGATGGGACTACCGGCGCTCTGGTGCAGGCTTCTGGAGTTTCTGTATCAGATACATCGCATATGGTTATTGGCGGGACGGCCGTTGGAGATGTGATTTTCGGCTTAGTTGAAAACGGAACTACTTTTACTGGGGCAACTCAGCGCGGGTATTTTGGTGACATAACATTTAGCCCGACCACAACAACCCGCGGAGATGGTTACTCGTTCCAAATGAGGACGGCGGCGAACGCAACGCCATATACCATACCGCTACTGAACGCCATTCGTATCGGAAGCACCTCAATTGGTGCCAACACCACAGTAACTCGAAACACCCAAATTAGACTTGGTCTTGCGTCTAACGCACTAGCGACAAACAGCGCCCTGCTGGCTGACAACGATACTTTTACAGGTAACTTTGCAATAAACCTTACCAGCACTCAACCGTCGCTATTTAGCGGTCAGGTACAGGCCCCAGTCGGAACGGTAACAGCTCCTAGCTTCAGCTTTGGAACTGATACAGATACCGGTATATACAGCACCGCTGCCAACACCCTAGACTTTACCTCCGGCGGCGTTTACCGAGGCGGCGTAAATGGATCTGGAACGTGGGCCATTGGTACTTTTGGCGGCTCACAATTGCACCAGGTGAACGGCTCGATAGATGTCGTAAACGCCAGCGGCCCGCACGTGAGATTGACTGACGGCGGGACATTTGGAACCAACGCCGATCCTTATATGTCTTTCAGGGACACGTCTACCGAGGGTGGCGTTGTTGGCTTTTTCTCTTCGGCGGCGAGAGACCTATACCTTAGAAACTCGACCGCTACCGGAAATTTATTGTTTCAGACCAACTCAACAACCATTCTCCAGGCGTCTAGCGCTGGCCTGGTTACTATTGGCGCCTCAGGCGGCTCTCAAGCACATCAGGCAAATGGAGCCCTGGCTGTTCGTAGAGATTTCAATGGTAGCCAGTTGCTTCAAGTAAGAAATGACAACAC